CGAGGAAATTTGTCTATTAATGTAAAGCATGGCGATTACAAATTTGCCAAAGGTGCTACAGTACAAGATGTTATTAATCAAGTATTATTATCTAGCGATTACGCTAGAAAAGCTTTAGAAAATCCAGGTACTTGGGTAAACTGGTGGCGTGTTGAAACTAGATATCATAACATATCTAGTGAAGATACTAAAACAGGTGAAAAGGCTAAAAAGGTAATATTTAGAGTTGTACCTTATAAAGTTGATGCTGCTAAATTTTTCCCTCCTAATACTAAAACTGCTGATCCTCCTCCAGTACGAGATTTATATTGGTTGTACACAGGAAAAAATCACGATATTTTAGATTGGAATATTGATTACAAACTAGCATTTTATAGAGCACACAATGCCGACGGCGGCGCAAACTCCGATGATAAAAATCTAGCTAACAGATCTAGTAATGCAGCACCAGTTAGATCGGGAAATAAACCTCCTGATTCAGAACCGAGCGGTCAAACAGGACCAGAAGTTGTTAGGAGAGATGCTAACCAGTCAATGACAGGACTTTTTGGTGGAGCCTCATTTGATGATGCTGCAACTGTTGCAGCAAGACAGTTCCATGACATAATCACTAAGTCGTATGATATGTTAAATCTTGAATTAACTATTTTAGGAGATCCCTTCTTATTAGGTGACAGCGGTATGGGTAATTTTTACGTTACTGATGGTAGTTGTATGCCGTGGCATGAAGGAGAACAATATTTAAAGTTAACTTTTAGAATGCCTGAAGATCTTAACACTGATTCGGGTCTTTATGATTTTGGCGGAGAAGGTAAACCTGTTAGAGAATTTAGCGGATATTACAAAATACAATCAGTTGATAGTAGTTTTGTAAGAGGAAAATTTACACAAAAATTACAATTGATTAAAAAGTTGGGTATTGTCGACGCCGGTGGCGGCCAGTTTCCAGAAAAAGAACCTATGCCAGATAGTCAAGAAATTTACGTTCCATAAAGGTTGTTATGCCACAAGAAGAAAGAAAAGGTGCGAATTATTCAACACCAAATCCAGGACCATTTTTAGCTAAAGTTGTCAGCCACCTTGATCCTTCATATATGGGATCATTGGAAGTACAGCTATTACATGAATCTGGTAACGATGAAGATAGAGAAGGTCAATTACGAGTAGTTAAACATCTTAATCCTTTTTACGGAACTACTAGTCTAGAGTTTGTAGGAGAGAGCCCTGATACACATAATGAAACACAAAAGGCTTATGGTATGTGGTTTGTGCCTCCTGACATTGGTACAATTGTAGCGTGTATCTTTATCAACGGCGACACACGTAAAGGGTATTGGTTTGGTTGTGTTCAAGACGAGGATATGGATTTTAGTATTCCTGGTTTTGCAGCTACTGAATATGTAGTTGATGATAGTAGACAAACCGATAAAGAAAAATCAAGAGTTCCTACAACAGAATACAACAAAATAATCCATCCTGAAGTACAAAGCGATACTACTAAAAAATTAAAACCAGAACATCCGTTTGCCAAAGCACTTGAAGATCAAGGACTGTTAAAAGATGATATAAGAGGTATCACTACTTCTAGCGGTCGACGTGAAGTACCTAGTATGGTGTTTGGCATTTCAACTCCGGGACCTACTGACAAAACAGGTAAGCAGGGTAAAGTTGGTAAACACGAACATAAAGTGGCAGCAGCATTTATAAGTCGACTAGGTGGTTCAAGTTTTGTTATGGATGATGGTGATGACAAGTGGGAGCGCAAAACTTTACCTACAGATGGTCCGCCAAAATATGTATCTGTTGAAGCAGGTGAGACTGCACTAAGAGATAGACCACATAATGAACTTATACGATTGCGTACAAGGACAGGACACCAAATTCTACTACACAATAGTGAAGATTTAATTTACATTGGTAACAGTCGAGGCACTGCATGGATAGAAATAACCAGCGATGGTAAAATTGATATCTTTGCAGAAGACAGCATTAGTTTTAGAACTAAACAAGATTTTAATTTTTATGCAGATCGTGACATTAATATGGAAGCAGGCCGTAACTTTAACACAAAAGTTAAAGGTGAAAAACATACCCATGTTATTGGAGATCAAATTTTAATTGTTGACGGTAATCAAAAAATTCAAATTAAAAAAGATGTAGACGAAACATTTGAACAAAATTACAAACAACACGTTAAACAAGATGTAGATAAACTATACGATCAAAATTACAAACATCATGTTAAACAACAAGTAGATAAGTTATATGAAAAAGACTTCCGGCATACTGTTTATAATAGTGTAATTGAAAACTTTGTCACACAGAGCGGCACAGTTAAAACAACCACAGGCGGTAACACTGATGTTATTGTAAATGGTAACATCAGAATAACGCACAACGGTACATTTGATCACACAGTTACTGGACACAGAAAACTTACAACTGGCGGCGGTCTAGATATTAATACTACAGGTGATAATAAATTTACTGCTAGTACTAACACACAAGTTAAATCTGGCAACAGCAACATTATTGATGCTCCTCAACTTTTATATAGCCCTGATAGTACAGGTGGTACTAGCAATGCAAGTGTTGCTGCTATTGCAGCCGCTGCCTCTGGGGGACCTGATGCGTCAGCTGCTGCATGAAAATTTAGATCCTATAAAGTTTAAACCTGCAGAAACTGATAGGGATAAAGATGGTAGATATGAATCTACGGACGGTGAAGAATTAAATGAACAAAGTGACTTTACTAGTGACATGAATGAACCTGCTAGTTCTTGGCGTGAATACAGTACCGCTACAGATACCTTTAGAAAAGAAGGTTAAATACTATTATGTCTGCACTAGGTCGTCTTTACGATAAAATTAACATACAAGGGCAAAATCAAGTTCAGGTTGCCCCAAAATCTAAAACTTACAAAGGTTTTAGTACAGTTTCTCCATCTGCAGAAAGTTTTGCTCTTTATGACTTGTTTCTTATTAAACAAGACTTATTAAATCATTTTCATATTCGACTAGGGGAAAAGTTAGAAAATCCAGAATTTGGAACTATAATTTGGGACGTTCTTTTTGATCCGCTTACTGACGAATTAAAAGAACTAATAGCAAAAAATGTTGAAACTATTTGTAACTATGATCCTAGAATTAGAGCAGAACAGATTATAGTCACTGCTTACGAAACCGGTATACAAGTAGAATGTACATTAGTTTATTTTCCTTATAACATACAAGAATTCATTCAATTTAAATTTGATCAAGCTAACGGATTAATAGCTTAACATTAAATACTCACTTAATTACATACGCTAAATACTGAATAATTGGGAAGTCGTATGTCAACAACTGATAGACAAAATAGACTGCTGGTAGCAGAAGACTGGAAACGTATCTATCAAAGTTTCCGAAATGCAGATTTTCAAAGTTACGATTTTGAAAATCTACGCAGAGTTATGGTTAGTTATATTCGTGAAAACTATCCAGAAGATTTTAATGATTATATCGAATCAAGTGAGTACCTAGCTCTTATCGACCTTATTGCATTTTTAGGTCAAAGCTTAGCCTTCCGTATAGATCTTAATGCTAGAGATAACTTTTTAGAATTAGCAGAGCGTAGAGAAAGTGTACTAAGATTAGCACAACTGCTAAGTTATAACGCTAAAAGAAATATTGCTGCTAGCGGACTATTAAAGTTTGTAACTGTAAACACTAGTCAAGTTGTTTATGATAGCAATGGTAAAAATCTTTCAGGCCAAACAGTACAATGGAATGACCCTAGTAATCCAAATTGGTATGATCAATTTATTAAAGTTATAAATGCAGCACTTCCCGCCACGCGACAATTCGGTAACCCTGACGATAAAGGTATAATCTATGGTATACCTACAGAACAATATAGATTTCAAGCTAGTAATACTGATGTACCAGTTTACTCATTTACTAAGTCAGTAGATGGTAGAAATTTACAGTTTGAAATTGTATCAAGCACTTTTAAAGATCAAGAATATATCTACGAAGAACCACCTGCGGTAGGCAATCGTATGGCTTTCATATACCGAAATGATGGTAAAGGAAACGGTAGTTCTAATACTGGATTTTTCGTACATTTTAAACAGGGCATTTTAAGTCAAGGTGCTTTTACTATTGATCAACCTAGTAGTAATGAAATTATTGATATTAATGCTTTTAATATTAATAATGATGATGTATGGCTTTACAAATTAGATAGTCAAAATTTAGAATCTGAGTACTGGGCAAAGATTTCTGCCTTAGAAGGCAATAATACAATTTATAATAGTTTAAAGAAAAACATTAGGAACATTTATACTGTTATTTCTAGAACTAATGATGCTGTTAGTTTAGGGTTTAGTGATGGCGTTTTTGGAACTTTACCTAGAGGTAATTTTAGAATATATTACAGACAAAGTGCTGGTGTAACGTATACAATTAATCCTAGGGACATAAGAAACGTTACAATTGATATTCCTTACGTTTCAAATTTAAATCAGTTTGAAACTTTATCTGTTACTGTAAGCTTAACAAATTCTGTAGCTAACTCTTCAGAGCCTGAATCAAATGATTCTATCAAAGCTAATGCTCCAGCTACCTATTATACTCAAAATAGAATGATTACTGGCGAGGATTATAACATTAGTCCTTTAAATGTAAATCAACAAGTTATTAAAATTAAATCAGTAAATCGTACAGCTAGTGGTATTAGTCGTTATTTTGATCTAGTTGACCCAACTGGCAAATACAGTAAAACAAATTTGTTTGCTGATGACGGTGTTTTATTCAAAGAAGAATATACTGACAGTTTTAGATTTAATTATAATACTAAAACAGATATTGAAGCAGTCATTTATAATAATGTTGTAGAAATTTTAAAATCAAAACAATTACGAGATTTTTACTATTCAAAATTTACTCGTATTGCTACAGAATCGTTAAACGTAAAATGGTTTGCCCGTACAAGTGAAACAAATCAGTCAACTGGTTTTATTGCTGACAATACTCCCGGTGCTCCCTTAACACCTTATAAGACTGGAACTTATACAAGTACGGTGTTGCGTTTTATGACTCCGGGTGCTCTTATTCAATTTGAAGTGCCTAATCCCGCAACTGAATATTTTGATTTAGGCAATGATAACACTATTGAAACAGTCTTATCAGGGCAGCTTAAACCTTACAATTCTAGTACTACACTTTGGTGTAAAGTAGTTTCTGTATACGGTGACGGTACAAATAATCTAACAGGAATTCTTACAGACGGCTCCGGCCCTGTAGTGTTAAACGACATTATTCCAACGGGATCGATCATTAAACAGATTATTCCTGCTTTTAGAGCAACAATTGATACTAACACTGTTAGCACTATGGTAGATCTAGTATTTTCAAATAAACCATTTGGTCTACGTTATGATGTTGAATCACGAGCATGGAAGATTGTGTTTGAAGTTAATTTAGATACTGCTAATTCTTTTAATCTAGGCAAGCAAGCAGACATTTCTAATCAACAATTAGATTCAAGCTGGTTAATTTTGTTTACTA